GGGTGATGTCCTTTATCTGCTCTTGTTATGTTTGCTTCGGCTACCTCTGATGGATTTTTCGGTAATTTAAACCCTTGTTTTACAGCTTGATTGACATTAACGAACTTTGTGTTATCTAATGCTCCTCCTGCATATGGTTCACCATTGTCTTTAATTCGTTTTTTATAAATACGCCTTTCCCATCTATGGTAACAATTAACACCACCCTGCCATTTAAACAAACTATAATTTTGTCCATTATGGCCGTGTTGTTTGTTTACTCCCCTAAATGACATTTGCGCAATATCTTCTTTTCTATAAAGCTTACCAGCAGACATCATTCTACTACAAAAAGGTCTTGATTCTCCTTTAGGTTGTTTGCTTGTTCCTTTGACGTATTTATACCTTACTTTAAAAAGTTTATTGTCTTGTGCCGATTCTTGATTTGCAGATAATTGCAATCCGTTTAAATATTCTTCTACGTTAAATTCTTCGGGTTCATCTTCTGTATCTTCAACGTCAAGTAATTCGTAGTTTTCAAAATCTTCATCTTCACCTAATTCTTCTAATAAAGACCAAAGTTCATCACCATCCTCATCAGACAAAAAAGGTTTACCATCTTCACTCAATTTAACGCCTGTTTCTTCCTCTCTCGCTTCGTTTGTGATGGCATTGTCCGTTTCTATAAATTCAAGCGGTTGTAGGGTCTTAAAATAAAGTTTTAAGGATATGCCATTAACAGCTAAAATATCGTCTATGCTTTCAATTATTAAATCCTGATAAGGTCTAATAGTTGTATTGTTGAAAAGTAAAGATGCAGTTTTAATTTCGTCAGCATTGTTTCCAAGTCCGTTGTTTCCATCCCTAATACCTAAAAGCAAAGGTGAGGTAATTCTGTGGGCTACCATTAATTTGCTTACACATTCGTTAGATAGGTATTCATAATGCTGTGGTGCATCGTTTAATGGTATATCATCTACGGTTGTTTTGCTTTCTGCATTGTTGTTAAAGGCAATAATTACCTTTTCGCCTCTTGCTCCTGTAAGCTTACGCATTACATCAGACTTAATCTGTAACTGCTTATCCCTATCAGGCACACCGTTATTAAAGTTTACTACCTTAGTACCACTAAATCCGTTTTGCACGTCATTAATAAGGTAGTCGGCTACTTCACTTTCAAGTTCTGCATACGCAACACCACCCATATAATCAGGTGGGCAATAATAATCATAACCTGACAAATACCTTTTTATCATTTTAATTTCGGGTTCTTTCCCGTTTCCAAATCCAAAAGCTGCTATTCTTTTTGGTTTGTCGTTTGGTTTTATTTTAGACCAGTCATTAAAATAATAATATGCTTCTATTTCACCATCTTCATTACATTTTTCGGCTCTTAGTGTTTGTCTTGGAAAGTGTTCGGCTCTTGCTACTTGTCCATCCTTATACAAAACCTGAAAACTTGCTTCTCCAAGTAGTTTAAGGTCAAAGGTTATCTTTCTAAGGCAAGAATCGTGAAATATAGACCTAAGTGCTGCGTATTCGTCAGTTTTAGTACTACTATCTAAAGCATCTAACCCTTTTCCGTAAATCATTTGACTAACACCGTTAATAATAGCGTTATTAGTAGTCGATTGTACAAAAAGGTCTATTAGGTAAGAGTAAAAGTCGTTATCATCTCCATATTCTACCCAATCTCGTTTTTTGTCCTCTTTAATCTTAGGTCTATTGTAGGAAGATAAGTTTACTATATGTACGTTATCCATTATATAAATATAAATTCATTAGTTGTATCCTGCTCTATGTATTGACTATTGTTTACCGTATAATCGCTAATCGTTTGGTTTGTACAGAATATTTTGTCTTTAAATATTACATCGCTTCCTGATTTTACCGTAATCATATAAAAATTGTCCTGCTTTACATCAAAGATAGCATTAAGCCTATTGTAGTACAAATTTTCGGTAATTGATGTAACATTTTCGTTATAAACCTCCGTGTTGGTTTGTTCGTTTACTATGGTTACGTTATAAGTATCACCACTTGTAAATTGTCTTGGTATAAAATCTAAATTTTGTGCAGATGCACTTTCTTGTAATACTATCATATATATACAATAAAAAAACTTTGATTTTGTTATTTATAAAGCAAAAAAAAGAGGGCATAAAGCCCTCCTTTAAACAACATTCCTAACTTTTAAGAGTTAGTTCCTTCTGTTACTGTAACAGTCGCACTTGCCATACCATCAAATGGGTCAGCAGAAGTAGGCGCAGATACAAAGTTAGCAGGTTTCAATTCTTGTGCGGATAGTGTAAGGGTATAACCTGAAAGGTCGCCCATAGCTGCACCCGTTACAATAGTTCCCCCTGTTACCTCTGCTCCGTGTTCCAATCCCATAATAAACACATTACCGTTGTAATCTTCAACAGCAACGTGTGGTCTACCATAGGCTAATAGTTTCAATTCTTTGTTATCTTCCTTAGATAGTTTTTTAAGGGTAAGATTTAAAGTTTGCTCGAAGAATGTAGTACCATTCTCACGTGAAGCAGTAATAGTTTGTTCAAAACTACTATTACCCTTTAGTTTGTATTTAAAGGCAGTAAAAGTACCTGATAAATCTGTTATTTCGTCATCCGTTTGGGTTACTGTTCCGTAATCACCGAAATCAGTAAAATATACCGCACGAATACCGCCTACAACGTCTTTACAAGGCTCTTTTCTACCCAATGTCAAATCACAAGCCATATTATTTTAAATTAAAAAAGGGTAGGCAGATTTTAAACCACCCACCCTTTATTGTTAGTTAATTAGTTCTTAGTTAGCAGCGTTGGTAATTCCGTAGGTTACAATATCAGAAGCGATACCATACTCAACACCAGCGGTAAACCTCATCACTACTCTTACGTTTTGCGAACCGTCAAGGTCAGCCATATCAATAACTTTTACTTCGTTGTGGTCAGACAATAGTCCAGTACCAAAGTACAAGTTAGATTTTTCAGCAGCCATAGCAACGTTGTTAGCAAGACCATTAGCAACAAATAGTTTTACACCATCAAAGCTAAGACCACCACCATTGTACCATTGAGTACCTTTGTTGTCAGTACCAGCATTTGAAGTAGCAGCGACTGAAAATCCGCCCAATGCTCTTACATAGGCTCTTGCAATGTTTTGCGAAACATAGATATACAAATCCTCACTACCGTAAAGGGTAGAAGGAATAGCATCTACTACTTTTCCAAGTTCAGTAATAACGTTAGAAGAAGTAACAGTAGTTCCAGCTACCTCTTGGCCTGAAGGTAAGTTAGCATCTAAAGCAATTTTAGTAGTAAGACCGTCAAACTGTCCACTTGTAGCGGTTGTACCTTCCCAAATTGATTGTTCAGTTCTTTGAGCAACCTTAGCAGCTACGTGAGCAATAAGGAAATCAGAGAATTTAGTAGGAAGTGAATCGTGAGCAGAAAAGCCCATAGATAAAGCTTCCCAATCGTCTTGGAAGTCAGCCTTACAAAGTTGTAGGTTTACTTGTTGAAATTCGGGAGTAAGTGTTCTCTCATCCAATGTAATAGTAGAAGTAGCGGTAAAATCGCAACTTGCATCTTTTACGATGTCATCGGTGCTTACAGTTTTAATAACGTGTTGATACTTTACGTTAGGCTTTACAGTAATACCACCGTTCTCAATAGTGTTTGCTGATAAAAGGGCAGCAGAGATGTATTCTCCTGCAAACTCCCCATTATAAGCTACACTTGCGTTTTGTGTTGTAGTTGTTGGCATTTTTTAAAATTTATTTGTTTTTAATATTTGAAATTCTTGCAAATACTCTATCGGCAGTTGTCATTTCTCTTTTCTGTCCGTAGAGTTTCATTTCTTTTTGTGATTCGGCTTCGGGATTGTGTTTTACTTTTTCAAGTTCTACTTCAACCTTAGAAAGTTCTTCTTTAACCTCTTGCTCGGCGATTTCTTTGTCAGCTTCTTCTACTTCTTCTGACATTTCCTCTTTGTCTTTAATCATTGCCTTGATTTCTTCAATCATAGACTTGACCTCTGCAAGTTCTTCTTTGGTTGCATATCCCATCTCTTCTTTTTCTTCCTCAGCAGCTTCTACTTCTTCTTCTGCTTCAGGAGCTTCTTCGGGTTTTCCTATTTTAGCAATAACACCTTCTTCTTCTACAATAAGCATTTCGCCATCTTCTAAAGTGTATTCGCCTACAGGTAGTGCTACCTTTTCATCGTCTGTTACAATAAAAACTTCACTACCAATAGCAAAATCTTCACTTTCTATAACAGTTCCGTTTTCCAAAGTAGCTTGCGCTAATTTTACTTCTTGGACTTCCTCTTCAAGTTGAACCCCAACAAGCTCTTTTACTTTGTTTAACATATCTGTTGCTTTCATAAATAATATTTATATATATACAATAACTTTTTTATTTTGTTGTTATATTTTTATTCTGTTCCTGTAACATTACCTACCCCTTGCGCTCTATGGTCATCCCCATCGCAACAATCTCTTGAATAAGTATTAGTTTCCCAACACAGACAACCCCTTCGGTCATCATTAGGAACTGGCGGTTTTACTTTGTGTTGTTTCATTAGCTAAAATCTGCGTTTTGTGTTCTTTGTATAAAAAATATAATATCCCAAATTTTTGCAGTTCCTCCGTTTGCGGTAATCCTCCATTCTGAACCATTAGTTACAAAATCTGCATCTGCATAATATTGGAAAATTCCGTGAAAATCGTGTGATACATCATTACCTTTTGGAAAATTTACATCGCTTCGTATTCTGTCGTATGGAGTTCCATTACCCCCCTCAAAATGTAAACTTAAATATGTTTGATTAGCATTCGCTGCTGAACACCTAAATACTACGGTCATCTGATATACGTCATTTTCGTTTACTGCGGTTACTTTAGTTCCGTTGTAAAACGATATTGATGGATGGCTTCTGTAAATACTTGATGCGTTATTAGGTAATACAACTTCTATACCATCTAATAAAGACAGTTTACTTGATGAAGTATATTGACTGTCATCGTATCTTGCCCATCCTCCTATTGTGGTTACGTCTTGCGGATATACGACAACGTTTTGAGAGTTGTGTCCCATATAAAGGGCAGAATCTGTCCTAAGCATTGCACCGTTTTCAATATTTACATTATCGACTACGGATTGTGATACATCTTCAACGTGTACTCTGTATGCTGTGTTTTTTGCCATTATTCTATACCAAGTTCTTTTAGTTTAGCACCTGCCCATCGTAATCCTGCTTTACCACCCCACAATAAGTAGGATATAGTGCCACAAGCTTCGTTATTACCCTCGTCATAATATTCC